TTACCACCACCAGTCTGAGATATACTTACTAAACTATCACTAATGTTACCACTTATAGCAACTTGAGAATTATCATACGTGAATCCACTTCCACCTGCGAATGAACCAGATGCATTATACTGAACTGCATTTACTGGACCTTGTGGGAAGCTTGTACTTACTCCACTTAAACCAGTCAATAATATAGTACCAATACCAGTATTACTATCAAACTCACCACCAATGGTTATACCATAACCAACAAAGTTAATCTGAGTTCCAATACCTAGAAGATTATTCTGACCTGAAACTGATCCAGTAGAAATTCCTAGTCTTGGGTTAGCATCTAATGTAAAGGTTGCGATTCCTGCAGTTGCATCTAATTCACTGGTTACACTTACACCAGCACCTACAATATTAATATTGGTAGCAAGACCAACATAATTACTATCACTTGAAATACCAATTGTTTGACCTGGTTCTGCACCATCTAAACCAATTCTTCCAAATTTCTCCCATTTATTGTTAGAACTATAAACCCAACCAATCAATCCACCAGCAGCTGCCTGACCATTATAAACAATATCTCCTACGTTTCCAGCAAGGACTGGAGTAGAAATACCAACTGTAAACTTCCTTGAGACTGTTCTATCACCTTGTAAGAATAATGAGTTTGCCTCAATACCTTTTGTAGATGTAGAAGTAATCTTATTGTTAAAGATTACAGGACCATCAAATTCAGAAGCAAAGTTTGTATCCGATCCACCCTCAACTCTAATTGCTCTACCAACTGATATCTCTTGTGGAGTTATCAAACCAAATCCAACATTAGATCCTGAACCAAGATCTGGATCTTCACCTGTTACAGTAGGAATAGGAGTTCCAAATACTTCTTCTTCACCTGTGATAGAGATGCTAACCTTATTCCTTGTAAATAGATCACCCTCATCATCCATACCTGTGTAGTTAACACTACCACCCTCAGTCTTAGTTGACTGAGCAAGTATTCTTTCTTTAGGTGCAAGGTTTCTATTCTGTCTCTCAGGTAAAGCAGTTGAATAGTTACCTGGACCATATCCAACATATTCAAAGGTATGTCCTGATGCACGAAGCAACGAAGTACGTCTGAATTCTATTGGGTTTGGTTTGATTCTATTAACTACAGCACCATTAGAATGAGCTTCACTATCAGTTCCTAATAGACCACGATAAACATTAACAGATGTACTTGATACAGTAGATCTGATTCTTAAAATCTCATTATCAATCTGAATGTAATCACCAATATTAAAGTCAAGTAATGTAGCACTCTGGATTCCAACACTGTTTGCAGTAGGTGTGATTGATGCATTAGTAATTGTACTAATTCCAGCATACTGACTCATTAAACGACCAGAATCTTTCTCATCACTCTTAGTTAAGTTACCACCTCTAGAAGTGAAGTATGGAGTATAAACAAACTTAGTTCCTGCAGTAGATGGTATGTATGTATTACTACCAACATCTGCAACGAATGATGTCAATCCAACAACCTCTTTAACAATAAATCCACCGTTGAATACATTATCATTTGCACCACCAATATTGACCTTATCATTTACAGAGAATGAATGTGGTTGTACTGTTACAACAGTTGCCAATCCAACAGTAGAATTATAAACAATATTATCAACATTCAATGTCTTACCTGTAAGAATAACATTTGCAGTTGCAGATACTGTTACACCAATACCAGATGTATAAGCTGGTGAAATTGTAGATGCAGATGCTACTGAGATCTCTTTATCATTACCATCAGTTATTCCAGTGATTCTATAGAGATTGTTATATGCACCATAAGAATCTGGATTAATATTATCAATGCTTAAGGTATCTCCAACATTATTATAGATGTCAGTTACTTTTAGATGACCTGCATCATGTCCACCAACGGTGGCAATACCAATCATTGCCAAGGTATTTCCTATACCATATGCACTACCACCATCAATAACCTTAACAGAAGAAACTGATCCACCAGAAACAGTAACTCTTGCTGTTGCATGTTTACCAGTTACAGAAGAACCAAATGATACTAGAGGAACATTATAATAGTTACCATTAACATAGTTACCACCACCAGCAGCAACTTGTAATCCAGTGATTCTATTGAATCCATGATCAATGTCACTATAAAGTGTATGAGTAGTTCCTGCTGCATTAGAAGTTAACTGTGTTATTCCAAATCCAACATTAGTATCAATTACTCTATCTGTAGCAGCTTCCTTTGTAAGAGAATTTTGTGGTTCATTTATCTCAACATGACCAATAGTATCTGAAAGCGCAAAAGACTGAGCAGCCTTTGGATCTGATACTGGATTATCCCTGTTTGTTTGAGGATAAAGGTTTTGAACTGGTTGTGAGAACCTTTCAGTAGAGAATGGTGATACTGTAGGAGCATTTGATGTATTAACAACAGTTAGGTAATAGATACCATCCTGTTTCTGAGGAATATACTCTTGTACATCTTCACTTCTATAGATGATGTATGTACCTGCTGTCTTCTTCTCTTTAAAGTTTGGTAAGGAAGTAGTTCTGTCAGACGTATCATTAGTAAATGTACCTGGATTATTACTGATAGCAAGAGTAAACTGTTTAGCACTTGTGATACCAGCAACTTCAAATGTTCCATTATATGCTGAGTTTGCAACACCAGTGGTATTAGCACTACTCTTAATATTAACAATTTCTACAGTAGCACCACTCGTTAAATTATGTGGTATTTCAGTAACTATGCTTGCAACTCCAGTATCCCAACTAGCATCTGCAATTAATCTTGGGTTCCTTAATTGAGTGGAGTTAGTAAGACTTACATTACTTGGATTATAAAGATATGCTACTTCAGTATCAGTAGAACCAATAGAAGCATTAGACTGTTCTATAACATATCCATCAACAGGCTCACGAGCAATAGTTGAAGAATCTTTTGGTATAACATAACGATGACGATATATTGTATCAAGTAAGTTACGAGTATCTGGTTTACGATCAATGAAACTTCTAGGTGTTGCTTCACCTAGTGCAGTAGAACCAAGACCAACAACAGTATTATAGATTGTATTCTCAGTAGCAGCAGTGGCAACATTAACATACCACTGACCATGCGAAGAATCATATTGAACTGGATGTCCTATCTCACCAGAGACTTTATCTGATACTCTACTCTCAACTGTTAAAATTCCACCATTATTATTGATGGTAATAGGATTTCCATCTAAAGCGTCGTTAAAGGTCTGACCAAACTTTATCTTATGAGTATCACTAGAATCGGGTATGGCATAATAAACAGTATTGTGTGTCAATCCATCAGGAAGATGTCCATTTTGACTGAGTACACGAACAGTTTCTCCCTCAAGGAAACTATGAGCTACTGTAAAGTTAACAGCATTATTAGTAACACTGTTGATTCCAGAGGCAGATCTACCAATATCAAATATCTTAGCAAAGGAAGTTTCCTTTGAAGTATACTGAGTATTTGGCATGATAACTCTTGCCGAATATGTATTAGATACTCCATTAGAGTCTGCAATTAGAACATTTAACTGCTCATCCTTCTTAGCACCAAGACGGAATCCATCAATAAGACTGTCTGGTACATTCTTTTCATTAGTCTCACCATATAAGAATAACTTACTTGTATCAGCAATACCAACAATCTTATTTACATCTAATGATTTGAATTCGATACTAGTATCAGAAGTATCAATCTCTTTTGGTGGGATAATGTGACTGACATATCCAATATCATCTCTTGCAAAAGATTTCTTTCTAAATCCACCAGAGCGCAATGCGATTGAACCAAAGTTGGAGTTAGAGTTGGTGATAGACATATCACCACCATCATCAGCAACAAAATGATTAGCATAACCAATAGCAAAGATTGATGCTAACTGAAGAACTGCATCATTACTTGCTTTAATATGATAGTTCTCATACTCTGGTTTAAATCTAGCATTAGAATCTGAATGTAGATTTGAAACTAAAGTAGAATCCTCATATACACCAGTTGTCTCATTATATTTTACAAAAGCGTTATTATCTTTCTGCAATCCAATACCTGTGAATTGAGCCATCACCATAGATTTAAATCCAGTTGCCTTTGAACCATCAGCAAATAGACCATTCATACCATATACAGATTTCTGCATACAGTTGAAAATATATGGTGAAGAAGATGTGACTGTATCCACCGTCACATTCACGGTTGCATTTGTGATTGTTGGAAGTGCAACTACAGGAGCATTCTGAACTTTGTACTGAATATTAGTAGCATCTACCTTATTAAAGACAACAAACTGCCCATCATACCCATCACTTCCTACACCTTCAACTTCAATAGCAGTATCTACATCAAAATCTGTTGCAACTTCATCTAATGTTATAGTAATAGTGGTTGTTGAGGTTGTTCCATCACCAGCACGAATACTAGTAATACCAACTTGTTTACCACGAGAACCAACAATACGATACTCATCAACCTTTGGTTCAATATCTAAACCAGCAGCAGGATAATCAGGTTCAATCTGTCTACCAGAAGCAGGACCATATGCTAGTCCAACCTTCTCATAGTACATATCAAGATCAGTTCTAGCAAACTCACCATTTGCTCCACTGATAAAGTCATCATCTATATCTACATTATTAACACCATCTGCATACTCAAAAGTAGTTAGCTTGTGGTGTGAAAATCTAGGAACGAATATATTGGTAGTATAATCTTTATATGCTGTTCCATTTGGATTAGCATCTAGGATAGCAAATGCGGAAAAATAACATGCACCAGTTACCCTAAAAATAGCAGATCTTTCGATACTAACATTCTCTGGATTTGGAACATACTTTGGTCTTATTCTTGTTTTTCTAGGATCCATACCAATGATGGAACATCCACGAGGTACAATGACACCACCGTAGATACTATTCAACTTATACAAAGCGTTTGTAGTTGAATCTAAATCAAAATTTGTTGTTAAATCAAAAGCACCAAATTCATTAGAAGTTGATCCATCTCTTAATCTATAATTATTTGCGCCAATCGGAATCCAACCTGGCCTGTTATCAATAGTATGTTCACCAGGATAAACCATAACAGTTGTCTTGGCAAATCTATCGTTATCTAATCCTTTCTGATATGAAAATCTAGAGACCTCTATTAAAGCCCTTTGAATCGTTTTAAAGGGTCTTGTAAGTGAGTTACCCTGATTTTCAATACTATCCGTGGCATCAAGACTGTTTGGGTCAACGTATATTACCGTACCACGAACAGATTTGAGGAAATTATCTAATCTGGAAAGACCCATTTTTACTAATTCTAATAGTCCGTTATGGATTATTTAGCATTTTCTCAAAGGGGATTTGCGTAGGATAATGTATCCTCATCTAAAGTTGCACGAACAAAACTTAAGACGTTCATAAACTCTTCTGTTGTGTCACATTTTATCTCTCTTTCTTCACCTTCACTGGAATATATACGTACTGTTCTCTTAGAAGGATCTATCACACATCTAGTTAAATATCCTTCTGACATGATAGTATTTACAGATATACTGTATTATATCATGATTTTTTCTTAGTGTCAACCCCTCTTCCATAATCATAACCTGAGATGGAAAACTGTGTTGGGTCTCCTGGATAATCTGCTGGAGTTTCTCCTTCATATTCTACTATCAATTTCTCACCATCTATTCTAGATGCCATTATATAATAGAAACAATTAACAGGCATTCCACCTTGTGGTTGAAGATAAACCTTCTTATCATCCCATCTCTTCACAATAACGTCTTGATGAGCTGCTATTGGTGTAAGTTGAACTGTTATACTATCAATATCTACAAGTCCATGCCAATATGATGGCAATACAATCTCTCTACTGTTTTTAACTATTCCTCTACAATATACAGCAGCTTCTGGACCTTCTACGCATACATGTCTGAGTCTGTGCTTTTCCTTATTAGGATGCTTGATATCAAATCCTTTCCATCCTTGAACATTAATAGTGCTACCAGATAAAGCAACACCTTGTCCTGTGCAAGCTAAGAAATTAGTAGTGTGTAAATTTCCATTATTAACAGTCACATCACCGTCAACCACTAAAGAATTAGCAGTTTTGTCATCACCTTCAATAACAACATTACCCTTAACCTTGGCTGATAACAAAGGTGGAGTTCCAGTATCAGGATTATATTCTTCAGCAATCATTACAGTTGCTTCTACTTCAGAATACTCAGTATCCTTTCCAATTTGAACTGGACCTTCAACGTATGCAGATCCACGAATAGCTTCTTCTTTTTCACCTAAAGCTACAGTTTTTCCATCACCAACAAAAAGTTGTTTTCTTACTTCTAAATCAGGTACATCCATTAGATAAATCCATCCCTTGCTCGTTGTTCTAGTTCGGGATCTCCTTTAGATCCCAGTACAGAAGTGGCTCCATCTGCACAATGAAGCATTCCTCCGTATATATTCAAGATAGTCTCACCTAGTAACTCTAAAGTTCCATCAGTGAAGATCTTAGTATAATTAGATGCGTTACAAACAATATCAGGTGCAATAAGTTCTATTGTTTCACTTGCATCTACAGTAACTCTTCCTTTTTTACTATCCCCACTCTTAGCAATCAATTCAATAGTTTCTGCTTCAAGTTTTATTGCACCATCCTTTGCTTGAATAACAACATCACCATTTTCACATCGAACTGCAAAAGCTTGGTTACCTTGTTCTTCATTTTCAGGGGTAGGAGCAATATCTTTACCACAATCAATAGTAAATGATCCTGGACATACATTCTCCGTTGCACCTCTTTGACCACTATCTTTATCACCAGTTTGATGCATGGTCATATAATGACGACCAGCATCTTTACCGTTTAATAATTGCACAGATGCTATTTCATTGTTCTCTTGAACATGTCCGAATTTTATTCGACCATGCCTATTGCCAAGATTCTTAGCATTGTAAACTAATCTTGTTCCCATTATGATTTACCTAAATGTGAAACTTTACCAACACAATCAACAACCTCAATAGTGGGTATATTTTGAGGAGTGACAAATCCAGCATCGATGCCTTGTCTATTTACCTTGTATACAGGTAATAGTCTTCCATTATAACCTGCTTTACTCTTAATGTAAACCTCTGGTTCATCTTGGAATCCAATACCACCATTTATAACTTCGGTTCCTATTATAGAACCCAACTCATCTGTCTTGATTCTTACCTCCGCACCATTACTAGGTTCGATGACAACAGTATCAGAGTCTGAATATCCAACACCAGGATTAGATATCGCAACATCATCAATTTCAAGAACTACAGGATATGTTCCATCATTAAGAGTAGGATCTTCACCACGAGGAACTACTTGATCACCTTGATCTTGAGTAGTAATAGTACTATTCACTTTTACATTTTCTTTAATGCCACCAGGATGTGTAATTTCATCACCTTCAAAAACTTCTACTACAACTCCTGGTTTGTATGGAGTGTTATGGTATGTTCCATCTGCTCTTTTTATAATAGTTTCATTGGGATTAGCATATGTCGTTCCATCCCCTCCCTGACTTCCATCAGGAAAAGGAAGATACCCAACACCAGTTTCTTCCATCACCACACTCACAACTCCTAAATTAGTTCCTTCAGGATAAGTTCCATCCTCATTCTTTTTAACAGTAGTATCTGCAACAAAATTATCATCTACTTTCTTTACAGGTCCAAGAACTGCTCTTGCAGAAGCACCTTTACCTTTACCACAATCATCATTAAATACAACTTTAGGTGGAGTAATATATCCAGAACCAGGTAGAGTGAGATCTACACCCAAAATAGCAGTAGCAGTGCTTACAATGGCATTTCCACCAGCACCACTTCCACCACCTCCTGAGAATGATACTGTAGGAGGACCACAGAATAAAGGTCCAACATTACAAGAATCTATTGCTTGTCCAGCAAGATTTTGTAACATGTTTCCAGCATTTTTCATGCTGCCAGCAATATCAGTTATATCTTCAAGTGCTCCACTCAATCTAGCAGCAGAACTTTGTATAACAGATGAAATTCCTCTAGCTTTACTTATTATAGAGTTAACATCCAACTTAGCAATAATTACTGGTCCTTGACCTGGACTCCACTCTTTTGCATCTGAACACTTAGGATCTGGTTTACAATCAAGTATTGTCAATGCATCTGTAGCAAACCCAATAATATCTGCTCCAATATCAATTGCTCCACCCAATGCAGAAACCATATGTTTGATAGGACTTATAATATTCGCAATTCCACTATCAAGAATCCCTGTGATGTTTCCTAATAATCCACCTACAAAATTCTCAATGGCACAAAGAGGAGCATTAATATAACGATCCAAAATTTGATTTAAAAATCCACCAACCATTCCAAACAGGTTGTCCATCATATTCTTAAACATACAACCAAGAGATTCATTTGCCTTTGATATCTCTTTTGCAAGAGAAGGTCTTTCAGACGGAAGAACTAAATGATATGTCTCTGTTAATTTTTTATTGATCTTTTTCTTTACGTTTCTTTGAATACCATCAACTATTCTCTTCACATTACCAGTTATCTCTTTAGTAGCTTTACTAGTAACTTTTTGAATTTCATCCTCTAGATTGTCAAGCTTAGTAGAAACCTTAGTTTCCCAATCATTAGCAGTTTTTTTAAGTTGCTGAATATCATTCAACATGTTTTTCATTTCACGTTGAATTGCTGAAGTAGGAGATGGTTCACACCTTGAATTTGTAGGTAGAGTTTTGGGTTTAGACCTATTTCTTTCTTGTTCTTTATCAGCTCCACTAGTAATTTGTTCAGATGCTGAAGGAGAATCTCCTATTATGCCATCAGAATTTATATCAGGAGCATTTGCATCACCACTACCACCATCAGCAGGTGGGGGATCATTTAATTCTGCTACATCACCATCTTTAACTTCCTTATTACCACCAACTTGATCAGTTCCTACAAATTCAGAGTTCGTATTAGAAGTTGGTTCATATCCACTAAAAGGTTGAAAAGGAGTTTCAGGAACTTCTTTTAATACCTTTGTGTATTGGTTATATCCAATAAGACCCATAATAATAGGTACTTGTGCATCAGGACCATCTAAGAAGAATCCATACACAAAATTACCTTGCATGATCTGAGGAGTGTCTATAGCACCCCCAGATACTCCTGCAGTGATAGGAAACATCACTCCAGCCCAAGGTAATTGTTCGTCTTTTAAATCATTTACATTTGCGGTATGGTATCCCATAATCCGCACTTTATACCTATAATCAAAGCCTTTAATATCATCATTACTCTTTACCTTAGTTCCAGGCGTATTCATCTTCCAGACTTTACTACTGGGAATCTGACCGATCCACCAAGTAAATCCATCTCTACCTACTAAATTTCTTTTAACTAGATCTTGGTCAATCATTAGTCGTCATAAACTTTACATTCCTCTGCATCAGGGTGATTATCACAGTAGACCTCTAGATGAGAATCTTCGTGTCTTGTATGCCAATCATTAATCTTAGCATCATTCTTATCCACCTCTGATTCATCATGGGCATGAAATGCATCATTATGCATCTCTAAATCTTCTTTTGTATATTCATGAATACCATGATTAGTATGCTCCTTACCATCTTTGGGGTCAATGTAGACCTCGTGATCTAGATCGTGATCTGGAATTTTAGTTGTCATAAGATCTCCTTAAAAAGATTTTCTACCATAACTATCTCTAACCAGAGTAACATAAGTAAAACACGTTTTAGGTGTTACCTCATGAGCAAGGCTAGATATCATATATATGCCACCAGTGATACTATTGTAAGAAGAATCACTTAATTCTGGGAAATCACAATAAATCAAATCACCTGCTTGAAGACTAAAACAACCACCCAATGTAAGCTTTACTTGTATGGTGAATAGTTGGTTATACCTCATCAAGGATTGAACCATTGTTTGAGCAGCATCGAATGTAGGTTGATCTGGTTTATTTTTCCAGTTCTCCAACTCTTCTTTACTACTCTTACCTGGTGGCAATGTTCCGATGTCTAATATTCTACTCATTAATCTTGAAACTGGCAACCTAAATTCATCTGCAACACTATCAATAGGGAATTTACCACCAGTTTCAATACCTTCTTGATCTTCAGGTGTGAAATTCCTAACCACATAATTCATTCCATAGTAATCAAAAAATATTGTTCTGTTAGAATATGCACCTATTAATAGGTTGTTATGAAGATCAATATCCCTATTAATATCATATCTAAGAATCTTTCCATCATACTCATCTGGTTTCAAAGCAGTATTAGTATAGATAAAAGTCTTCTTATAACTCTCTGAAAAAATCTGATCTATAGATCTAAAATTAAATCCATCATGTGTCTGATAGAAAAGGAATCCTGCAGATGCACCAGCCTTACCAGCTTGTTCTGGTATTGCTTTAGATGCTAACCAAGTACAAGTAAATAAAGGTTTTTTCTCATTACCTATAAAATTATAAGGAATTAATGTAGGATCAATCTTATTAATTTTGGATTTAGGAACCATAAGTCCCACATCTCCTGAAGTAACCTTAGTAAGAATATTTTCAACACTATCTGATATCTTACCATCATATCTTTTACACACTCTAACTTGTTCGTTAGCTAAGAATTCTCTTGAGCAAAAATCAATAAAATAACTATCTCTTTGAGTTCCTTTTGTAAGGTTGCGAACTCGGTTTACATATAACGCATTATCATCTTCAAACTTTCTTTGTCTACCCTCTGCATCTTCAAAAACGATATGTGCTTTTTCACCTCCTCTAATAGGTAGATTGTCAACTATTCCTTTATTAGCACCACCTATACCAGCTTCTGTAACCTGAATGGTTAATGTTATTGTATTCTTTAGAACATCTTCATAATAACTCAACTCAGTAACACCAGCACGAATATCTATCAGTCCAGTGGACATAGAAGAGAATATTTCAAATTTAGTTATGTTACCAGATCTGGTATTGCGATTATTTGCCATTATTCTTGATAAAGAGCTTGTTTTGTTACGATTTCAGTTTTATCTAATTTCATGGGTAAGAAAACCACTCTATCGTTTCCACCAGATACTGTAGATCCACCTCTAGGTGTTGGTGGAACAGGGACTTGTATTTCCTCAATATCATCTTCACCATCACTTTTGGAAATAGACTCTACGATAGTATTTAACTTGTTTTTCTTCTCCCTTCTATTGATAAGCCTTGCTCTTTCTACAGCATCAATTCCACCAAGTGCTGCTGGACTCTTTTGGTCTTCTTGAGCAGCAATCAATATTCTATTTGCTGCTGTACCAGGAATATCTTTATTAATATCAAATGCTATATCTGATTTAAAATGAGGATTCTCTAATGTCTCCTTTCTAACCCATGCAACCTTTTTGAGCAATGCTTCCTTAACTTCTGGTTCTATAGCACTATTATTCTGAATCATTTTAACTCCTTCATTAAAACCATGTTCACTCATATTAGCAATGAACTCACCAAAGTTTGGAACCTTTCCATCTCTATCCATCTTTATTCTTATTCCACCATAAGCCTCAGGGTTCTCATTAACTGCTTCATTTTGTACCGTCATCCATTTAATTAATTGTGGTGCAACCACCTTCAATAAATTCTTAGTATCACCACCCCATTCTTTACCAGCTTCTGCAACATATCCACCTTCCTTATATCCTCCAGAAGGAGTTGGTTTATTAGTTGCACCAGCAGCAGCATTCATGTTAGCAAGAGTATCAACACCATACTTATTAACTGCTTTGGTAGACATGACAAATTCACCAGAAGTTAACTTGGCAGGTATTTTGTCTGTTCCTTGAGGACCACTAACAAAACCACCTTCATTATAATCTTTTTCAACGTCCTCATTCTCAAAAGATGCAATCGTATCATCAATTCTCTCTTCATCTTCTTTCCCCTCTAGATCCACATCTTGTTTAGAATCATATTTTTTTAAATCTGCACCTTCATTAAGTTCTTTATCGATCAATTCAACATACTTTGCATCTTCATCCACCTTTTTACCCATCATAGGAGAAAATATTCTATAAAGAGGACCAGCAAAAAACTTCAATATACCCCATGTAAGTTTAGCAGCAATAGAGACTGTCTTTACAATAGCTTTAAAAATACCAATTATCTCATCAATATATTTTACAAATAATAGTGCTCCTATTCCTAAAGCAATATTTCCAAAGAATCTTGTAGCAACTTTAACAACCTTCTGCACTCCTCCCATCAAAAATTTACCAATACCTGAAACTAAAGATGAACCAAAAGGTTGATCATCCCTTTCAGGAAGAGAATCTTGCTTGTCTTCTTCTTCTTTTGCTTTTTTTCTAGACTTTAGAGAATTCCAAATACCCACAGAAACAGCATTAATAGCCATCAATGCTTTCCCAATATAACTTGGACTCTTTTGTTGATTAGATAAATTATTTGCTTTAGAAAGAGCAGCTGGTGGTATTAATTTTACTTTTTTAGAAATTCTTGGTTTTCTAACACTAGTTACTTTTTCCTTTAAAGTTGATTTTGATTTCAAAAAGTTTTTAAGGAATCCTTTCATTCCCTTTTTCTTAGCTCCACCAGCTAAAACTTTCTTTGCACCAATCTTTGCTATTCCTGCTAGTAAAGGTACTGCCATTTAACCAAACCCTCCTAACAATCCATATACGGAAGAAGTATAGTTATCTTCTACTCCAGATGTAGATGGTGAAGATGGAACCTCAGTTTGATTATCAGATGATCCAGATTCTGTTACAGCATTACTATCATCATCTAAAGGAACAACTGTAATCTTAGGACTCTTCTTAGTTTTTTGAGATATAGACTTTGCTTTATCATTACTACCAACAGCATCAAACTGCATTACACCCTTACCTCTTTTATCAAAATCGGTAAGACCCATTGTTGCCCAATCAGTTAACCCACCTGCTATTCTCTTAATTCCAAAACCTTTTGGAGATCTTTTCTTATTCCTTTTATCGAAATCAAACATACCAAATGTAGCAAAATCTAAAGCTCCACCAATGGCACGTTTAACTATATTATCCTTCTTTATCTTTGATATCTCATTAAGTTTTTCAATTGAAAAAGCTTTATGGTTATTAATAAAGTCTTGTGTGGAAACCTTATCTTTTCCTTTATAGGTTCCCATAACAGTTATTCCTTGATATCTCCCATTCTCATCCTTAACATTTGGATTGTAGACTTTAATCATTCTTTCCATTCCATCTTCCAAATCTTCAACTTCAAGACCTTTGTGCTTAAGATAAGCGTAAGGAGTCTGAGCATAATCTGGCATATTGACCATCTTATTAATATCACTACTTACACCTAAACCTGATGAGTTTATCTTTTTCTTTTTCTCAGTTGGTTTTTCTTGTTTTGGCACAACTCCAGCATCTTTTGCTACTAATGCAGCATCAGCAGCAAGAGAAACTCCAGTTCCAATACCAGGAAACATCGATGCTGCACCTGAACCCATTTCTAATAATGCACCACCCCAATCACCTTTTCTTAATCTATCAATTCCAAATCCCACTCCAAGAGCAAGACCCACAAATGGAAGCTTTTTCATAAATGCCTTGCCCATTCCTTTGGCTGCAGTCTTTTTAAGGATTTGTTTACCAGCAGTTTTACTAACCTTCTTAGTTACACTCTCAGTTACATTTGAAGTAATTGCCTTAGAAGCTGATGAAGTAACCTTTGAACTTTTAAAAGGATTGAGTTTACTTAAACCTTTTCTAATACCACTTAATGGTCCTTTTTTAAATCCACCACTTGTTGTTACTTTTGTTTTCTTGAATGGATTTTTACTTCCAACCTTATTTCTTAATGATCCACCTCTTCCTTTTGTTATTGGAACTTTCCTTAATACTCCAATAGATCTTAAGAACTTAGTAGCACCCCTCACCATCATGAATAATCTTCTACCGATCATCAATCCAGCAATTCCGACTAATCCTTTAAATATTGTATCACCATGCTTTGATAGAAAAGTTAAAACTGCTTCTACCCTTTTCATATTGGTTGGATTTTTCAACCAATTTAATAATGATAGTAATGCGGTTCCAACAAGAATATTTTTAAAAAACGTTCCTATCTTTCCTAAAATATTAGCAGCAGGATTCTCTTCTTCCTCTTCTTTCTCTGGTTCTTGACCATCTGTTTTTCCTAATGCGTCAGATCTACTCTTCTTCTTTAATCTATCAGCTTTTACTCTTTTCTTTTCCTTACTTTTCTTATCAGACTTAATACCAGAATTTATAGACTTACCAATACCCCCTATGGTTTTTAGTATAGCACCAAGTCCTTTTTTAAGTGATCCTAATGGATTATTTTTAGGATTTTCCGAATCTTGTCCTATATCTCTTAGATTATCTCCTATATTAATCTTTTTGAATTGAAGTATCTTTTTTAAAGAAGTGATTTTCTTCTCATTATTACCAACTCTTCTTTCTAAAGTATTTGTACCAATAGTCTTCGTAAATGATTTCTTGTTTATTTTTGATCCTTTTACTACTGTTATTTTTTCACGAGCGCCTTCTTCCCTCAACTCAGCAAGTATTCTATCTGCTTCTGATCTTAATGATTTATCAGCCATTTTGTTGCTGTTGTTTTAATTTCTCATCTTCAAGATGTTGCTGAAGCATTGCAATGTAAATATCTCTTTCCCAAGGAATAAGATTTTCAATTTCAGTTAATGAATATTTATGGAACTGGAGTAAGGCAAAATTTATCTTAAAGTAGTTTTCCAGATCCATATGAATCATACCTAATCGAAAAAAGACGATAAACCCTCAAGTATTACAGTGTTTTCTTTCTTTGTATTAGGATTTACAAAAGTCACTTTATGTGAAAGCTTAGGCATTGTTTCAAAAAACTTTTCAATTTCTTTGAATTGCATGGTATTCATTTGCTCTAAAAATGAAATAACTTCTTTCTTAGTAACATCTGAAGTAGACCATACTTCCTCTTCATTATAAATTTTATCGATACATGAAGCAATCAACTCAAAAGATTGATCCATATCAATATTACCTTCAAAATCAAAATTATTTTTAACAAACTGATCAAGAGATGGGTATTTCATCTCCATAGCCAACTTATCATCCAACTTAATAGTCTTATTATGATCTTTATCCTTTTGAACTTTTATATCTTCCAAATTTATTTCAATGGGAACCTGAGTCTTTTCATCATCAGGAGATATAACATTCACTTCTATGAGTTCACCTACAGACTTACCTCGAATATTGAGAAACAAATACTCAATATCAAATGTTGGAAGAGATTCTACCTTCACCCCTCTACTTTGAATACAATTTTTCAATACAGTTTTAATTGCAGTTGAAATATCTTTTGGATTCTCAGTTTCTAAAGCTAAGACAAGAAGTTTTTCTTCCTTTACAAGAAAGGGTCTATATTTTATTTTCTTCCCTGTTGATGGCAACTCAAGTTCATATGATGGAGTTACAATGGTCGGTAATGGCATGATATTTTCAATTCAGTAAGTTTATTTAGTAGGTTTATTTGATATAAGGTAGGAAGTCATCTCGTAATACTTTATTGGCCTTTTTATTTTGAGTTGGACTAATTCCAAAGGAACCAGCTGGGAAAGTATTACCATATTGGGCATTATCCTTCGCAATTTGATCTGTTACATCTCTACTGAGATTAAGTTCAGTTACTGGTGGACTAGTCCTCATAGTAGAACTCTTAGCTGCTGTAGCACCCTGAAGACTACCCATAGCTCTTTCTACCACATACCTTATAAAGGAGAATGATACATTACATTTCAGAATATCAGGTGTATTATAGGAAACTGGCATTGATGTGATCGACTGAGGAAATGCTCCTATAAAACTATAGTTCAATAGTTCTCTTCTATTACCATTTGCCTGAGATTCAAAAGAATGTTGATCTTTTTCAAACTTAGTCAAATAAATTTCAGATCTATAAGAATCAGGATATCTCATCCTAAAATTACGGTGTCTGTTCTTAGACATACCTCTATCATCATTACCACTAATATAATCAATCCATGTTTCAAACAATTCTATAACATCATAATTTCTATCAACATAGAAAGTCAAATTCATACTTTGATCATATATTCTACGAAATGCCATCTTTTCACTTACACCATGATAATCTTCAGTAACATCATGTACTGCTAAACTAGATCCTGGTAAAGCAGCATCTGTACATAGTAATTCAACCATGTGCAAATCACTGGTAGAACCATTCACGGTAAGAGCGTTTCTTATTGCTCTATCTCTTACAGCAGAAGGTAGAGGTAGAGTGAGTCCATAAAACGAAGTTTGTGCTAGAGTTAGCAAATTGGATTTTATAAAATCCGCCGTCAAATTCTGGGGAACCTGAGCTGCCATCTATAAATACTTTTACGTTATATATTATGTATATAAGATGGCAAAGAGTATCAAAAGTAGATACAAGCCAAAATACCCTAAAAAGTATAAGGGTGACTATAACAATATTATATGTCGAAGTAGTTGGGAACGCAAGTTCTGTTCTTGGTGTGATTTGAATGAGAATATCGTTGCTTGGGGGAGTGAAGAATTTTGTATTCCCTACTATGATCCAACTGAACGTAAAATGAGAAGATATTTTCCAGATTTTATCATCAATGTGAAAGAACAAACTGGAAAAATCAAAACATATGTTGTTGAAGTAAAACCACTAAAACAAACTCTTCCTCCTCAAAAGAAGAAGAGAACAACTAAATCATTTCTTTATGAGTGCAAAACCTTTGAAGTGAATAGATCAAAGTGGAAAGCTGCAGTTGAGTGGTGTAAAGACAGAAAAATTGAATTTAGGATTATTACTGAAAACGAATTGGGTATCAAGTAATGCCAAGAAAAACTCTTAAGGAAAGAAGAGAAAGGGATGCAGCCCGAAATACACCTGTTCGTATTCAAGAACTACAAGGAAAGCTTGATGGTTCTGATAGTCCAGATACTATAATGATGAGTATATTAGAAGTATTCACGGAAACTGAGTGGGTTCCTGAACCAGGAAAATATTATACTTTTTTATACATAGCAAAGACTCCGAAAATTACATATGACGAACATCCTTTAATTGCATGTATGGCACTTGAAAGATGGGGATTCAAAGGTTTAAACTTTCATTGGGGAACAATGAGAAATTATACGTGGGAAGAGGTTGTAGGAGCATTACATGTAGTAAATAATGATGAAATAGAATACTTAAGGTCATTATCCTACGCCAAATATCGTACTAAATAACTAAACTAGAACAGTATTATGTCTGCCAGTTTCTACTTAGAAAATAAAACATTTAAAGTTATAGTAGATGCCGCTGCAAAAAATGCAGATGTACTACAAACAAATATTGCTGCGTTTACGCCAGAACAACTAGATTTTGCTAAATCTAAAAACTATTTTAATGAAACAGAAAATACAATTAATTGGGGTCATATTGCAGATACATCTTTAAAGGGAAAAGATTGGATGGAGATTACTGGTGCAATACCATCAGAATTCTCAGATGTACTCAATAATTCAGCATCAAAATCAATATTTCGACAAGCACTTGGAACTGATGCACCTAATGAAGGAAATAGCACAGACGAACAATCTCTATCTACAAGTCAACCAGAAGATACTACAACTTCAACACCCAATTCATCATCAAACCCAAGATACTTCTTTGCATATTATCCTCTAGCAGAAGTAGGTGGATATGACTACTTACAAGTTGTATGTAAGGAATTCAAAGCAGATACATCACTCACATCACTAACACAGCAACAAGAACCAGTAAAAGATGCTGCAGGAGACACAGCACAGAAAAGAGCTGAAAGAACATATGGTGGAGTTTCTCAATTACAAAGAGCAACAGGTAGATATGGATCGGGATCTATTACTAAAGGTATAGTCCAACTCCCTATGACAGGTGGTTTAAGTGAAAGTAACTCAGTTAATTGGGGTAAAAGTGAACTTAATGCACTTCAGGTAGCAGGTGCAAGAGCTGCAGGAAATACAATTAGAACAGCAGCAGCAGGTGACGGTGGTGCTGCTATTAGTGGTTTGCTAGATGCAGTAAAAGGTGGAATTAAAGATATAGGAGGAATTGATCGAGATACTCTAGTTGCTTATTTTGCTGGTCAAGCAATAGGAGTTGGTGGAGATCTTGTTACAAGAGGATCAGGAGTAACACTCAACAATAATCTAGAACTTCTCTTTAAAGGACCAGAGTTAAGAACATTTGGTTATACTTACAACTTTACTCCAAGAGGGGAAGCTGAAGCAAAAATGGTAAAAGATATCATATGGTTCTTCAAAAAACAAATGAGACCAAAATTATCAAGTAATCAAGCATTCCTAAAATCACCTAATGTATGGAAGTTGAAGTATATGTACAAAGAAAATGGTGCTGATACTGAACATCCATTTTTAAATAAAATCAAAATGTGTGCATTGACTGCATGTAATGTAACATATGGTGGTGGGCAGTATATGACATATGATGACGGTTCAATGACTCAATATCAAATGCAACTAAGTTTCTCCGAACTGGATCCAATTTATTTCGATGATTATGGAACCATTCCTGGTACATATAACGATGACGCATGGGAGGTATCTCTATAATGGCAAAACCATACTTTAGACAAGTTCCAAATTTTGGATATGTCAACAGAAATAAAGGTGAGAAAGACATTTCAAACTATTTGACTGTAAAAAACTTATTTAAAAGAGGAAAGCTTAGACAAGACATATTTGGAAATCTAAACTTCTTCACTAAGTATAAAATTGTTGGTGATGATAGACCTGATAATATAGCAAATGAATTATATAATGATCCCACATTAGATTGGATTGTTCTACTCTCAAATAATATATTAGATGTTCAAAAAGAGTGGCCTTTACCACAACAAGCATTTAATGATATATTGATGGACAAATATAAGACGACAGAAAATCTATACAGTGGAATTCATCATTATGAAACAATTGAAGTTAAAAACAGTAAAGGTGTAGTAGTTTTAGAAAAAGGACTAAAAATACCTAATACTTGGAGAACCAACGGAAACTTTATTCAAGTTAATAAGACTACAATTAACCAAATATTTGCTGGAATTGTAGGTAGTCCATCATCAACTGTTACTATTACTATGAATAATGGTATTAAAGGACTAAAAGTGAATGATGAAGTACAGATTACAAATGTATCAGATAACGCATTCAATGGAAGATTTCCAGTCAAATCAGTAGCTAGTAACGATGGTTTTGGTGTATCATTCACATATCAACTACCATCCACTCCAGCAATATCTAATCCAACATTAAATGGAACTGAAGAAGTTTTATTTACTGTAGATGGTAATATTGCAGTCGGGAATGCATATTATTATGAATATTATGATGATGGTATAGGAAGTTATCAAACTATTCCATCTTCTCATATTTTAAAAGCAATAACCAACTACGAATATGAGTCTGAAGTAGAAGATGCTAAAAGAAATATATTTACACTTAAACCACAATACTTAAATGTTGTGTTTAATGATTTAGATAAAATTATGGGATATAAAAAAGGTTCCACTCAGTATGTGAGTGAAACCTTGAAGTATGGAGAAAATATTAGACTTTACGAGTAATTAC